CTCAGGGTGATTTAACTCACCTAATGCTCTTCCTTGTTCGATTAAGACTTTATAATTATCAGTTTCTCTCTTTAATATTCTTTCACCGTAGATTCTACCGTTCTTATTTGGTGTGTCAAATTTTTGAAGTACTGCGTACAAAATGAAACTATCCTTCTTATCCATCTGTTTCATCTCTCTAATAACAGATTTGTTTTCTGATGGTTTTATGTGACCAGCATCATATTCTATAAGGATACCTTTTCTATTCGTATCGTTTGGTTTCAATATATTCATAATATTATATATGTTTCTATACTATAAATACATTAATACAAAGAAAAAATTTATAAAGTGTACGCATAAAAAAAGAGAGGACTAACCTCTCTTACTTTTATAATACTTAAAACTTGAATATGGTATGACCGATTCGTCTATTATATTTTCAATAATATGGTTAATATCCGTCTTGAAATCAATGTCTCGTATTTCATAACTACCGTTCGTAAACAATGTTATCTCACAATTCATAAATGATTTCTTACCTATTTCTAATCCACTAGCCCTTATATCTAAGTCAACTATGAATCTATCTGTTTTAAATTTATCTGTAATGTTTAAAGTTTCTGTTAATTTACCTGAGATTTTACGTTTTAATCCCCCAATCACTGTTCCCCAATTACTAACTTCTGTAGTCGGTTCAATCCAACATGTAATTTTAGAATATATTGATTTTAAGTTTTTAGAGTCTACTGTACCGTAACCACACTTAAATTGTTCATTCACGTTTAAGTTTATGAATTTACCTGATTTCATATATTATCATAATATTTTTTTTTATTGTCACTGATAAAATAATAGTAAAAATAACCTCTGTAGTCAAAGAAGTTAAAGTTTTTTAGTCCTAATTGTCTAATACAAAGATATTTTGTATATTTATAGTTATAACACTTTAAATACAAACTATGCTAATAATTAAAATTGGAAAAAATGAATCTATCGAAAAAGCCTTAAAAAGATATAAAAGGAAGGTTCGTAACGTTAAACAACAACAAAAAATAAAAGAAAATAGGTACCACGAAAAACCTTCGTCTATTAAAAGAAAACAAAAATCAAAGGCGATTTACCTACAACAAAAAAACGATAAAGAACAGTTTTAAGATAAACTCTCTTTAAGTTGTTCCAATCTGATTAAAGATAATAAGTCTGAACCACTATCATTCACTTTTTTCTCAACCTCTAATACAATCTCTTTTAAATCTTCATTCGATTTTAAATTGTTAATAGACTCTGTTAATTCAGCTTTTAAATCTACTATCACACCATTAACTTCTGATGATTTCATTTCAGTATATTTTTTAAACTTCTCTTTTTCAGATTCAGTCATTACTGAAAATCTATCATTAAATTTAGTCACTAATAAAGAAGATAGTATTGATTGAGTAACTGGATTTCTCGATTCTTTAATACCTTTAGGTTCCGTTAATAAGTTAACTAACGTGTTTTTAGATTCGATACGTTCCATCAATGTATTATATCCGTGATTATGAACTAAAACATCTAAATGTTTCGTTACATCACTTTCATTACATTTTACTTGACTAACAAGTGTACTAAGTTTTTTAACCCCTGATATATAATCTTCAGTCATTAACGATTTAATCTCGTTAACGGCTTCAATAACAAACTCAGAAGCTACTTCCTTACTACTTATATTTCTATTTTCAAAATCAGTATATATATTAAAAACCTTATTAAGTGATTTATTTTCATTTAATACTGTCATTATAGAATTAAACGTTTTCTTAAACGATTCTTTCTTTGTATATTCTTCGGCTAAGCGAGTATAAACTTGTTGTCTTAATTTTCCTAAAGCAATCATATTACAATGTGTTTACTAATAAATATCTTAAAGTTTGTATTTATTACTCCCCTAAGATATTTTTAAGTTCTTTTTCCATTTTAGCGACATCTCTCTGTCCCTTCATTAGATTTATTTTTTTAGGTGTTCCGAAGTCCTTAGTCTCTAAAATTATAGATAAATCATCTTCTGTTGATTCACCTAATTCACCACTCGAATCCATGGGTGCTTCCATAGCCGGCTCATCCATAGATGGTACTTCAGAACCTAAGTCCCCACCGCCCATATCAGAACCTGGGTCCGTATCACTACCTTCTTCCCCTGATGGTTCAGGAGCGTCAGGGTTACCATATAACTTATCGATATTGGTAAATACACCTGTTTTAGTTATAACCTCAGCGGTTTTTTCCAATTCACCAACAATAGCCTTTTCAAAACGTTGTTGTTGTAAATCGAGTTTAACCTCTTCATCGGACATACCTAAGATAGTTTTCTTAGCCCATGTATGTGACACTGCTGATATACCATTACCTGGGTCACTAACCGCATCTTTATAAAGTAATATCTTTTCTTTCCACGCTTCAACTTTAAGTAAGTCAGATTGAGTAGAAGGATTTGTTAAACCTAATGTAAAGTTATTTAATTCATCTTCCATCCCTAACATATATAGGTGAATGACGGCAACTTTATTTAACTCCTGAATCATAGCTTTTTGAATACGATTAACAGTTCTTGCGAAACGTATATCTTGTAATGCTAAATTCTTACCATCCGCAACAACATCTTCAAATCCTAAGAACGCCTTAGGTATACGAAGTGCTGCTAATAATTTCTTTTGTATATATTCGATATCAGCAATTTCAGATAAATTCTGAGCTCCTGGTAAAGTATCTATAGGGTTAGGTGCGTTAGGGTCACGAACAGGAATGAAGTAATCTTGGTCCACTGCCATTTGATTATAACGTTGGTCCACTTGTCCATTAGCTGGGTCAACCACATTATCTCTCTTAAACTTATTAGCGATACGTTGTACATATTGGTCGACATCTTTATCGTCCATATTTCCTACGAAAACTTTAAATACTCTTCTTTCAGGTGCTCTTGAAGTTCTATATATTAACATAGCATCTTCAGCTAAAACTAATTGTTTCCAAATACGTCTTGCTTTTTCTAACATAGAAGTACCGTAAGGTAATTTTCTATCGTCCCCTAATAATCTAAAGTGTGCAATTTCCCACACGTTAAATTCCATATCTTTTTCTTTCCAAACGTACTTAGTTTCCCTATTGTCGTTTTCACTACTTTGGTTACCACTAGTACTAGCTACATTCATACCTTTTTCGATTCTCTCAATCTCCATGTTAGGTAATTGATTACAACCGATAATACCCTTTTTAGGGTCTAATTTTAAATAAAGGAAATTATCCCCATACTTACATGTATTTCTTGTCCACATAGGTAAGTTAGTATCGATGTCTAATATATTATTAAACAAATCACCTAATATGGATTTAATTCTTTTACTTTCAGAGTATATGTTTAGAATATAACCTTGCTCTGAAAGAGTTGTTGCCTCTTCAGCGTATATGTCTAATGCCGCAGATATCTCAGGAGTAAATTCCATTGATTCATAATCATAGTATCCCGACATTCTATTTGGTTCATGAAAAACCGCTTGTTGGTATAACTGACTGTCAATTTTAGTCCATTGATTGTTAAGATACAACGCTTGTTGTGCCTGAAGTTTCTCTTGTTCGAACTCAGCATTATCTGTAGTTCTTAACAATTCTTTCTTATCAAAATTGTACGTAGGTGATGGGTCATTAACAGGACTTCCTCCTGTATTGGTACCACCAAATAGTTTTCCTAATCTTTGATAAATTGTATAATTTTTCTCTGCCATGTTAACATATAAATATTCGTAATAATATTAGTTGAATTATTATTCTAAGTCAATATTAATTATTTCTTCTTTTATTACCCATTAACCACGAATAATCTGAATAATCTTGTTTACTCGCACTACGATTTGTATTTGATGAGTTATTCGGGCTTATCCCTCTAAATGGGTCCAATGACCCAACTTGTTGTCCATTCCTATTTACTGATGGACGTGGAGTGTTTGGTGACTCAGTGACCGTCCAACCTTCTAATAACGCCTTTGTTGATGCTTCAGATTTTTTTAATAATGAGAAAGAAAACTCACCAACATAAACACACATTGCCATTGCCATAATCAAATCATCGTGATGACCTCTCATGTGGTCAGCCTTACCATTAATATAAACGAAAGTATTCATTTCATTAACCAAACGTTTAGACTTAACAACGAAATTATGTCTTAATGATTCTTCAAACGCAGCTACTATCTGTGTACGTTTGTTGTTAAATGATAACCCAGGCATCTTTTCTTGAGATTTAGGGTTCCATGACCATTTATCAAATGCGTTAATACCATCAACATATAAGTCCTTATACCCTAACTCTTGTAATTTTCTTACAGTAGCGACACCCATACCACCTGTAATATCCACAACCGTAAATGCGGAATACATTGTTCCCCATTTGTAACAAACATCCGCCAATTCATCTGGTGGTATTTTACCTAAGTATTCAGCAACCTGTTCTCTCGTATCAAAATCAACAATACATATTGAAGATGAATCCTCTGAATCACCTCTCGACACGTCGACACCCATAATATATCTGTGGTCTTTTATTGGTTCATTCCACACCCACATTTGACCTGCCATATATTTTTCGACAGGGTCTTCAAGCATTCTCTCCTTAATCATTTCGATTGTTTCAGCAGGAATAACATTATCACCAGAACCTAAAAAGTTATTCTCT